ACCTGTTTTTGTATCAAAATAATCTTTTGGTTCAGAACCAGTAATAGTTTCGACAGGTAAATATTTAGGAATATCTACGCCATCAATTTGAATTGTGTCACCAAATTTTTGATTGTTGACAAAAATAGTTTTACCAAAATTACTTGCTTTAGGATCGTTGACTATAGCTTTTTCATATTTTACTTTATCAACAGTACCAAAATTACCTAAATTTTGTGGATCATCTGGATTAGTTAAATCTATTACTTGATCGTTTATTACTTTTAAATTTCTCTCTTCACCAGGAAAAAAAGATTCCTCTATTTGTTTAGCTTGGATAGCACCACCTAATAAGGCTTTACCTATAGGTTGTCCTTGTGCAATAGCCATACCAATACTTAATCTTGGATCGCTTAAAAAACCACCAAAACCTTCTCGTTTCGGAGGTGCAAAGAAACCACCTTCTTGTGATGAGAAAAATCCACCAGGATTTGTAAATGGGTTAGTAAATTGACTTGCCATAATTATCTCCTATAAAAATCCTAATCCGCCTAATAACGCACCACCTACAATACCAGGAGTTCCTAAAGCAGAACCTGCTACGGCTCCACCAAAAGCACCACTAGCACCACTAGCTGATTGACTTGGTGCTGTACTATACTGCGTTGGTAAACCACTTGCTATTGGACTAATAAGTCCAGCATATTGTTGTAATTGTTGCATAGGTGCTTGTTGACCAAATTGAAATCTTTGTATTTGATCTTGTAATTGTCTTTGTGCTAAGTTTTCGTACGCAGAACCTACGCTACCTAATGATGCGATAGCTTGTTGCCTATGTAAATCTAAACCTTGTTGAATACCTGGAAGCTGTCCTGCAGCTTGTAATTGTCTACCATAGGCAGATTCCATACCTGCTTGTTCTCGACCACGTTCTTGAGAACCTAATTGAGCAGCAATAGGTGCATAGGCTTGGGTAACTCCTCTTGCTACGGCTTGTTGAGCCATAGGTGAGGTACCTGTTCTACCCATACCACCAAACTGTGATTGTACTGAACCTAATACATCTGAAGTAATACCTTCACGAATACCTGATAAATAATCAGCTTGTGGAGTTAATTGACCATAAGATGACATAGGAGAACCAGCAAACTGTCCAAAAGTCTGTGCAGCTTGTGCTTGTAGTGCTGAATTTTGTGCTTGTTCTAAAGCCTGAGCTTGCTGTAAATTAAGAGCTTGTTGTGTTTGGTTTGCAAACGGTACTACAGTGCTACCAGGAAAAAATGATCTACCTACACCACTTCGGTATATATTTGATGCTTCGCCTAAGATATCCTGTAAAAAGGGTTCTGCAGGTGCGTAAGGCTCTGTTCTTTCAACTGTTGTTTGATTTCCACCACCACTTGACATACTTATTTCTCCAATTTCTTTTCTAGTAAATAATGAGTTGTTTTAAACCCTTTTTGTTTTAATATTTTTGACCAACCTGGTCTGGCATAAGTTTCAAAGTGCGTACACTTATTACTTTTAGCCCATTTTTCAATGTCGTGCAATCCATCTTGCCAATCTTTTCTATTCTTACCTGTACAGATAAAAATGTTAGCTACCTTGCTATTTGGCCGTAAAATAATTCTAGTCACTACCACTGCTTTTAATTTTTGTTTTGCTGTTTCATCCCAACCTAGCCATAATTGACAATTACCATCTACGCACTCAGCATAAACGTCTGAGGTATTGTAATGGTGTCCTGAATAAGCTAGTGCCTTAGTAATTGAATCATCAACTAAGTTCCAAACTGTTTCTATATTTTCTTGCGGTATCTGTACTATGCCAATCATGTAACTTCTAAATAACTTGTGATAACGTGTAGTCTATTGGCTGTAGTAGCCGTTGCTTTTAATATATCAGATTCACTTAATACTAGTGTAGAATTGTGTCCACCCATACCTTGTATAGTAGCTTTAGCTCCAACAAATGCATCTTTTAAAAACTGAAACGTATCACTACCATTTACTATAGTGAGTGAAATACTGTCATCATTGTTACTATCTTCGCATATTATGATAGATTTGACAATAACAGTAGTACCACTAGCAACAGTAATTAATGCTGTAGCATCGGTAGTAGTTAGATCTACTTTAGAATTTTTGTAGGTATGAGCCATTACTCAACACTTTCTTTAAAACCATTACTTAAATTTTTGTGAAACTCATCTAATGCATTATGTTCACAGTTAGCACATTTACAAGTTACACAGACACCACCATTACCACAATGACAACTATGTTCGCAATTCTTACATTGATCTATGCTAGAAACCATGATGTTACCTCTTGATTTTCATCGTTGTGATAACGAATTAATTGATTAGTAAGTTCTTCTACAATTAACTGAAACTCCTCAGTTGAGTCAATGTTTTGATAGATGTATTGTAGGTCTATTTTACTAGCCATTATCTACCTCCTCTATAACCACCACCATAGTTACCAGTTCCAGATCTATCAGTACCTTTGCCCATATTTCTATCTCTTAGTTGCCTAGCTTTATTTGCATCTACTTTTGCAGGTCTTGCTGTATTTACTGCTCTACGATCTCTTTCTATCTGTGCCGCTAAATTTTCTCTTTCTAGTTTTTGACCTAACTGACGTTCTTTTTCTGCTTGTTTTTGTAAGTCTCTTTGATTTTGTTGATTTTGTAACGCTTCAGCTCTTTCTGCTTCACTTGGAGACCCTATACCAAATGGGCCATAACCAGATCTTTTTGAAACAATGTTACGTTGTTCATCTGTAAGTGCAAGTCTTGCTTGTTCTGCAGGAGTTAATTGCGATATTAAACCCTGATTAGTATAATCTCTAGTTACATTTGTATCTACTGCATCTGCTAATTTTTTCTTAGTTTCTTCATCTAAAAGACCAAATAATTGTTTTTGGGTAGCTTCGTCAAAATTTTCAAATCTGTAATTTTCTACGCCTGGTATTTTATTAATTAAACTACCTAACAATGAAGCAGTACCAAATGGTAAATCGGATTCTTCAACTTGACCAGTATTATTATCTACTCTATAACTTTTACCATTAAAAGTTTCGTATGAATATCTTCCTTTATTACGTTCAAGTTGTCGTCTATCTGACTCATTACTTCCACGATCTTGCATAGTAGTAGTAGAAACAGTAGATGGTAGATTACCAGTTACAGGTATGTTACCGTATTGGTTAAATGCACCTGGCGTGTATTGATTAAATGCTTCTGGTGTGTAATTAAAATTACCTGGATTATAAATATTGCCAAATCCACCACCACCAAAGTTAAAAGGCATTTGAAATTGATTACCAACAAACTTATTTTGTGGCACTACGTTACGTATTTGATTATTTAAAGATTGACTCGATTGTTGTAATTGTTCTAAAAAAGAACTAGGCATTTGATTTTGCACAGGTTGTTGCATTGGTAACTGTAACATTTGATCTTGAATTGAATTTAAAGGTGGTGAAAATGGTTGAACACCAGGTCGTATAGGTCTGTTCATTCCTTGACTTGGGTCTGGTAAAGCTATTAAGCCTCCAGTCATAGCATCAGTTGGTTGAACAAATTGACCTCCTAAGTTTGTGTTTGTTACACTAGTCATTGGTGGTTGCGATTGATTTAAAATGTTAGGATTTTGTTCTATTAATTGTCCAAGTAATCCCATTGTATCTCCGAGTGCCATTATCTATATCCTTCTTTGATTGCTTCTACATCAATACCTTGTGCATCTGACCAAGTAGTTCCTGCTGGTATTTGTAAGTTAAATTTAAAATATCTTGCTGATTTGTGAAACGGTATTGTTCCTGTAGCGTGCATACTAGCAGCACTTGAAGTTGTACTAGAGTCAGCAACTCTATTACGAAAACTTATGGTACCTGTGGCTGAACTTGTGTCAACTATAGGTCTAACGTGAGTAACTAGTGATCGATGCATAGGAAATATTTCTGTTTCATTCGTACCGATAGAAGCTGCTAACGCATCACCACCAAAAGAACCTAAAAAATGTGAAGTGTTAAATACACCTAGCGTTCTTAGTCCACCAATAAATGCTGCACTATCTAAAGATATAGTTATAGCATCTAAATCATTAGCACCTGATGACGGATAATCATCTAAATCATCTAATGTAAATCCAGGTGATAAGTAATCAATTATTACTTCATGATCTAATTCTACTAATGACCATCGTTGACTTGCTATATGGTAAATAATAATTTTATCGTTTTGAATACCAGCGTTTGTTCCTGTAGCTGATGGATATGACCACATAACTAGTTTGTTTTCATGGTCATAAGAAGCTCTAACACGTTCTCTTAACTCAAACTTTAAATCATTATAAAAAAAACGATCTACTTTGTTTGCACCAATAGGTTGTGATTGCGTACCGTTAGTTACATAAAAACCATCTTCGGATAGATAGTACACTAAGTTACCAACTTGTATTACATTCTTACCTTGTACAGCTCCTCTATTATCTTCTATTCTTCTAAATGAGAATACAACATTACCACCACGATAATCCATACGAGTAATACGATCTTCTTGAAATATTAAACCATACTGTCCACCAGTAATACCTGTAATAACGCCACCTTCAGGTAATACTTCAGAGTCAGATTGATTAACTCCTGCTGTCCATGAAGTAGGATCATTAAAACTAGACCATTGTACTTTGTTCTGTGCAGCAGGTTGAAATCCTGTAACTAAAAAATTACCAATAACTGCAGCATGTCTAAATGCTGGAGGTGATCCAGCTAATGCTGCAAAGTCTGTTGAGCTATCTAGTGTCCATGCTTGCGGTGCATCGTCACCATTAAAAGCAATAACTACTTCACCAAATCTAACAAAATCCCAATAGGATTCTGCAGAGAAACTAAAGGTAGTACCTCCACTTTCATCTACAAAAGCATTAGATGTTAGTTTGTATAACTTAGTAGCATCACCTGCAAATATAGATACCACACCACTATCAGACTTAAATGCTTTTGCACCTTGACATCTTGCTGTTAAAGCATTACTTGAAGTAACTGCTATGTCATTAAATGGTCGGTAACTGTTTACCGCAGGAAAAACATTAGTAGCTTCGGTTGCACCAGGATTCATGTGGTCTGGTAAGTCTGGTAGCCATTCTGCAAAAGGTACTTGCATTATACGTTATCAAAATTGTTAATGTTGATACCTGTTCTTTGTACTAATGGCGTAGCATTATACTTGTCTTTTTCATCTGCCATTTCTACTTGTTGTAAGCCAGACTCATATTGTGCTTTAAATTGACCTACAGTTTGCGGATCCATACCACGAATAAAGGTACTAGCAAAATATAACGCACCATAAAGATAAACATCAGGGTGGTTAGTTAAAATATGATTGGTAGCAACTGACGAACTTAACGAATCAAAGGCTTTGTAAAATACTAATGTAGCAGTATACGAAGCGTCAGGTGTTGGACTAAATCTAAAGTTAGAACCTTCTATAGAGTAAGCTCTTGGTTTACCAGTTTCACTAGACCCTTGTGTTTCTGCTTGATGAAACGGAGTCATAAACTGTAATGCAGTTTTAGGATTAGTTGGTATAACAAAACTTCTAGCTTGTAAAAAACCAGTCGGTAATGCTTCGGTCTCAGTATCTATAGTAAACGAACTAGAGTTTTCCATAGCACGCACTCTAAGTCTACGATTAAAGTCTGCTTCTGTTAAGGCAATAAAATCTACAATCTCTGTAGTTAAATCATCACGTGCTAAAAAGTTAGCAATAGCAGTTTGTAAGTTTGAATAGTTATCTAAAGCCATTACAGTCGTTTTTCTCCTACCCTAAAATTTTGAAATTCATTACTATTAACCATATTTTTTATTATCTCACGTTGCGTTTCTTTGTGCAGCTGATGCCAATTAGAATGACCAAAAAGTTGTTTAGTTTTTATTTGTAATGCAATTAAGGGTATTTGTGCAATACGTTGAAACTCACCTTTTTGTTCTAGTGATCTATGGTTGCGAGCTATTTTATTTTGTTCTAATATATTTGTAGTGTCTTGAGATTTTTTTATAACTAACTTATGAGTTGCTTCATCTACATAAATATCTTTATTTTGTGAATTATAAACTTCAGTTGTCATATTACAGTTCTGTTGTGTCTACTGCATAAGCATCTACAAGCACTCGCCAGCCGTATGTATCAGACATAAACACAAGTCCAATACCTGTATTTTCTGTCGTCAAAGTCAAGTCTGCAGTTAATCCTTGTATCTTTTTACCATTTCTACCAACGGTTAAGTTAGCACTGTCAAAATTTGCAGCACTGTCTAGTATGTGTATTTCATCACCAACCGCAGGACTACTTGGTAAAGTAATTGTAAATGCAGCCGTTGTTGCAGTGTCAGCTAATAATCTGTCACCAGCTACTGCTGTATATGCAGAAGTTTTAACAGTCCATCTTTTTAATGCACCATTAATTGCTTCAGTAGTTGTAATTGTGTCTACAAATGTATCTTTAAAACGTAAAGAGGTTGTACCTAAATC